ATTGAGAGAAAGGAAAACAGAACACAATGGACATGAATATAGAAGTTGCTGAACGGTTTTCTTCCTATCTCACTGACTGGGATTATAAACATTATCTGTTGCTAGGTGGTTATGGCTCAGGAAAGAGTTATAACACGGCATTGAAGATTATATTAAAACTATTAGAGGAAAAGCGTACAGCATTAGTTGTGCGTGAAGTAAGGGAAACAATCAAAGAATCATGTTATTCATTGTTGAAGGAAGTATTAGAAAAGTTAGATATGTTATCAGACGGACAAAGCAATAGAAGAACACCGACTGACAAAGTTATTGCAATAACATCACCGATGGAAATAAGATTTCCAAATGGTTCAAGAATTATCTTTCGTGGAATGGATAAGATACAAAAGATTAAATCTATCAATGGTGTTTCTATTGTTTGGATTGAAGAATGTTCTGAGATTAAATATCAGGCGTATACAGAGTTGTTAGGGCGTATCAGACAGCCCGGTGTTACACTACATTTCATTCTTACTTGCAATCCTGTTGGGCGTGAGAACTGGGTATACAATACATTTTTCACTCATACGGACGAAAGTGGAAAAGAAACAGTAATATGTGATGAAAAGGAACTATACAGAAAAAGGACGATAATTAAGAAGATAAACAAGAAAGAAGTTATGTATTATCACCATAGCATATGTGAAGACAATCCGTTTATTCCACAGTCTTATATAGATACACTGGATGGATTAAAAGAAACAGACCCTAGATTATGGGTTGTAGCAAGGTATGGAAGATTCGGAGCAAATGGTATTATTGTTTTGCCACAGTTCACGGTTGCAACAAATGCAAAACAATTTGTTGATACTGTAAATAGTATTCCAGCACAATTTCATTTCTTCGGTCTGGACTTTGGATTTGAGGAAAGTTATAATGCACTTGTTTCATGTTGTGTTGATGATGCTAAAAAGATATTGTATATCTATGATGAAATTTATGTGAACCATTTAACGGATAAACAATTTGCTGACAGAATAGATGTGCATAAAGTAGCGGCAAGGGCAAGAAGGTGTAACAAGCCTATATGTGCGGATTCAGCCGAGCCAAAGGCAATACAGTTTTACAGGCAATCGGGTTTTAATATGTATGGCTGTAAGAAATATATCGGTAGTAGGTTGCAGAACACAAAGAAGATAAAACGCTTTAATAAAATCGTTTGTTCTCCAAAATGTAAAAATGCAATTAGAGAATTAAAATATTTGACATATGCAAAAGATTCAAAGGGTAATGCTATATATGATGAATTCAATATCGATAGTCATTGCATGAGTAGTCTGTGGTATGCGTTAGATACTTATACAGTAGCAGATGTTAAGGAGATACAAACAAATAGTAAGGCAGGATAAAGAAAATCCGAAATAGGGGCAAATATGAAGCATACAGGAGGTGTGTAGAATGTTACACAAATTCAGTGTAAGAAGACAAAGGCAAGAATTAGTAAGGTTACACAATATGCAAAAACAAAACATTACAGACGAATATAGTTGTGGAGTGTATAATGGTTTGGAGTTAGCACTCGCAGTTTTGGAAGAAAGAGAACCGGAATTTGTTTTTGTTGAAAAGAAAGAAGAACCGAAACAAATGGAAGAAACAAAACAAAAAGGAAGAACAGTAGCAAGTGGAATTAGAAAGTTAGGAGGTTAAAAAAAATGGGAACAATATCAAGTGTATATGTTAGAGATTTAGCTGAGAAAACAAGTCCAGAAGCAAAAGATTGTTTTGTTCTTGGAAACGAAACAGCAGGAAGAATTAATCTTAAAAATCTTGTAAAAGCTATTGCAAATGTTATGCTTCCAGTTGGTCATATTCTTATGACAACTAGGAATGTAAACCCGGGAACATATCTTGGAGGAACATGGGTAGCATGGGGAAGTGGAAGAGTACCAACAGGAGTAAATGCAGATGATACAGATTATAATGCATCTGAGAAAACAGGTGGTGCTAAAACATTAAATTTAGCACACTCTCATACAGTAAATGGTCACACACATGGTCTGTCAGGTGCGAGAGCCGCTATCGGTCGTTCGTCTGAAAATATCAATGCAATTAGTTATACGAATGGAGGAAATCCATATGGTGTAACTTTTGACAGACTTTTGAGTACAGCACCGGGAGTTTCTGGTGGTTTGTGGGGAGCATTGGACACTGTTCCAATATATGGAAGTACAGATAGTTCTTCACCCGGAACAAATTCACAGTTAGGATATAGAGACATTAGACAGCCTTATATTACTTGCTATATGTGGAAAAGGACGGCATAGAGTATGAGGGACATAGTTTTAAATTTATCAGAACAAACACTCAGTAAGATAGGTAATTGTGATTATAGTAACATTGTAAGAGGTTCTAATAATTACCTTAGAATCGTTTTAAAAACTGATATTCAGTGGAATAATATGGCGAAGGTAGTAACTGTAAGAACGCTTGGCGGAGTTGAATATAACACAATTTACGAGTCTACAGGAGTATTGTTACCAGAAGAAGTCACGAAGAACAGTTATTTTGAGGTTTTAGTGACAGGTAAAAATGGAAATCAGATAGTAAAAACAAATAGCGTATTATTAATTCAAATATAGAAAGGAGGGTAAAACAAATGCCTAGTGTTGAAGAATTATTATCTGTTGCAGAAGCTGATGCAAATACAAGAAGTACAATGGATAGTAGGATTGAAATTGATGCAGATACGAGAATTATTCAGATGATGCCACAGGACGAATTATTCGGTGTAGAAAGTGATGAAAAGTCAGAAAGAAAGTATTTCAAAGTGCCTAAAATTGTAGGTAATGGCGTAGACTTATCAAAGTTACAGTTACGCATCAATTATTAAAATGCAAGAAAATACCAAGCGGAAAAAGATATGTATATTGTTACTGATGCAACAGTATATAATGATGAATGGGTATATTTTTCATGGGAATTAAGCAGGAAAGTAACACAGTATAAAGGCAATATTTATTTTATTGTCTGTGCTGTACAAGCAGACAGCAAGGGAAACATAACAAATGAATGGAACACAACATTAGCAGAAGGAAAAGTGTTAGAAGGTCTTGAGGTAGAAACAAGTCAAGAACAACAATATCAAGCAAGTGATTATTTGGAACAATTAAAACAACAGTTGTTAGAGTACAGCAAAGAAATAAAAGATACGTTTCCAAGTGATTATACAGAAACAGTGGAAAATGTGAAGAATTTACAGAGTGATGTGGAAAAGTTAGATAATAACAAAATCACAAAGTTTTATACAAATAATAATGGTGACACAGTATTGAATGACAGTGACGATGGAAAAATACAGGATTTAGTGATTTATGGAAAGTCTGAACAGGCGCAGTATAAAGGAAAAAACTTGTTGAACTATGAGAAATGGAAAACAGTAAACATTGAAAATGGAACAGCAGTTTTGAGAATAATGGTGTAACACTTACAGCGATAGGTGAAGATGCTTATACAGATTATAGAGATGAAAAGTCAAAAATATTAGTAACAGTTGGGAAAACATACACATTGTCATGGGAAAGTGAACAGATTGAAGGTAGTAGATCATTTATTTTTCCGAATGGAATGATTGCTAACAGTGTGGAAGTTAAGAATGAAAAACAAGTAAAATATACTGTACCTGTTGGAATTGATTATATAACGTTCAGAGTCGGAGTTTGGAAAAAAGGTCAAACAATATCTTTTAAAAACATTATGTTTGAAGAAGGGAGCGAAAGGACAGAATTTGAGCCATACACAGGCGGTAAACCATCACCTAGTCCAGAGTATCCACAAGAAATTAAAGCGGTGGTAAATCCTGTTATTAAAACACATGGAACAAACTTGTTAGACATTAAAGATGTTGCAGAAACAGTGGATAAAAATAATGGACTGACTTATTCTGTTCAAAAAGGAATTATAAAAGTTAAAGGAACAGCAACATCATCGGCTAGTACGGGAATAAATTTTATGTCTGGTGTCAACAAAAAAATTACAGCAAATAACACATATATATTTAATCCAAATCCAACAAAAAAGGAAGAGACTTCTGTATGTTATTTGGATTTTTCAAATAATGTTAATTTAGGAATGTTCATATCAGGTAATAGTGTTAATAAACCTATTAATATACAAGAGATTCAAGCATCGTATATGTTTGCGCTTTTTGTTAGAGTTCAAAAAGGCGCACAAATAGATATGGAATGGAAACCACAGTTGATAATAAGTAATACGTTGCTTCCATATCAACCATATCAATCGTCACAAGCAACACTTCCTTATGAATTATATGCAATTCCAGTATCATCCGGTGGAAATGTTACAATAGATGGTCAACAGTATATAGCTGATTACGTGGATGTGGAACGTGGGAAATTGGTTAGGAAAACACATGTAACAAAATTTACTGGTGCTGAAAATTGGAGTTATACAGACTTAGATACAGAATCAGCAAGAAGGTTTGGTCTGCCCATATACGTAAAAGGTGCACGGCACTTTGGATTGTCAAATTATCTTAGAAATACTGGTGTAACCGTTATAGATAGAGAAAATGCATTTGCATTTTATGGGGCATGGGTTGATGTTAGAATAACCAAATTTACTTCACTTGTTGAATTTAAAAATTTTTTATCAGAAATAAATTCAAGTGGAAAGCCATTGATTGTTATTTACGTATTAGTAACACCAGAAGAAATAGACTTAACACCAGAAGCAATAGAAGCATTTAAAGCATTATCCACATATTATCCAAAAACATATATTAATGCAGAATCAGAACAATTAGAAGCATATACAATGTTCAATTATCCTGTTTCGATGGAAAAAGGTTGGGAATATGTAAAACAGCAAATAGGTGATACACGCAAGTATGTGTATAATATGGACACAAAACTAACAGAAACAGAAGCATCAACATTAGAAGCAAAAATTGATACGGCTATATTATCAGAAATGATAGGAGGTTGAAAACTATGTATAAAGAATTACTGAAATTAAAACAAATCAGAGGAATGACAGAACAAACAAAACAGCGTATTACAAAGGCATGGGTTTGGGGACTAATTACAGATGAAGAGTACCAGACACTAATGGAAGTGAAATTAAGTGATACGCAATCTATGGAGGTTTCATAATATGTCAGATGCACAAATCATTGGGTATATTATAATAGGCTTATCCGCTATTGTTGGATTATTCATGGCAATATATAAGCCTTTGAACGAAAACACTAAAACAATGGTTTCGCTATCTGAACAAATGAAACAATTAACAAATGAAATAGCAAAACAAAACAAAGAGATTGAAAAACAAGAAAAAGAATTTGATGCATATAAAGACCATATGCGAGAATCTCAGAAAAGACAATGGAATGCTATAGACGAACACACACAAGCAATAAATGAAGTCAATCATAAATTAGAAAACTGTAAATTAGAACATAGGGAAAGAGAGGAATAATGGGATGTTTAAAAATTGTGTATTCAAAACTAATGTTGATACTATCAAATGGATTAAAGCCGCAGGAGTTAGAGCAATTAAAACAGTTGCACAAACAGCTGTTGCTATTATTGGTACAAGTGTTACTATGGGTAATGTGGACTGGAAGATGGTAGCAAGTGCTTCTGTATTAGCAGGAATTGTGTCTATTTTAACTTCTGTTGCAGGAATCAAAGAAGTACAGGCTGAGTAATTAAAATGCCATATAAGGGCAAATCTGAGCCATAGGAGGGCATATATAAAATGAGCATCAATGTGCATGAAAATATTATAAAGGCTGTAAGATACTATATTTCTAAAGGATTAACTTTGGAAGGTGCTTGCGGTCTGGCGGCAAACCAGTTTAGGGAATCTTTCTATAAAGGAATCGGTTTTGTTTCAACAAGGTTAGAAAGGCTATGTGTTCAAAGATATAGGGAGAATAGAGGAATTATCTATACTGATAAAACATATACAGAACAAGTGGATAATGGGAAGATTTCAAGAAGTGAATTTTTAAGTCCATTGGGGAAGCACTATGGTTATGGTCTTTCGCAATGGACTACAAGCGCAAGAAAAGCAGGATTGTATGATTTGTGTAAAAAAACAAAAGTATCTATTGGGGATATGGACACACAAATTATTTACACAATTGAAGAATTAAAAGAAAAATTCCCAACAATATACAAATACTTATGCACTGTAAAGGATGTAACACAGGCTTCAAATTATGTTTTACAACATTATGAACAGCCAAATAATTGGCAGACGATGAAAGAAGCAAGGGCAGATACAGCAAAACAAATTTATAACAAAATGAAGGAGGTAGGAACAAGTATGGGAAGTGTTAATAACATTATTGCTAGGGAAAGAAGCTATGCAAAAATCCCTTACAAGGAAACAAGTGTAAATAATCAGAAGTTTTCAACGATGGTAAACAATGCAGGGTTAAGAGGATGTCAAGGGCAGCCGTGGTGTGCTACATATCAATTTGCGTTGGAATTGGAAGAATTTGGAAAAGCGGT